GAAGGTGAACATGGCGGTGTAGTCGAAATCGCTGCTGATGCTGGCAGCGGTCGCGGCGTCCATGCTGAGTGGCAGAGTGATCGGCTGATCTTGCTCCACGTTGAGACGACCATCGCCGAGAGCGATCAGAGGGAGATCCAGGACGTAGCCCTGATTGTCCTTCACGATCGCCATGTCGATTGTCACGTCGGAGTTGTTGCGAACAGCCTGAACCGCGTTGATGTTCGAGAAGTAAGCGGTCACCGAGCCACTGACTTGGAAAGTGCCAGCCGTAACGTCGAACGAGCCCAAGACGCTGACCGCCTTGTTCGGGCTGACGTTGTTATTGATGGTGATCGTTGCTTCCGTGATGAACGCGAACAGAGCGGTAGGCGCTTCGTCCGTATCCGACACGACAGACATCTTGAGCCGAGAAAAGTCACTGGAGGTGTTCCAGACATCTGCCACGATGGGATCGCTGATGCTGCCGAGGGCGGTCTGCTTCGGTCCTGGTCCCGCCGGAGTGGCAGAGGTTGCGGCTCGCTGCTGATTGTCAGTGGCAACGAACGTGAAGTCCGAGTTGACAAGGTTCGCCGTCGGAACGTTGAGAGTGAACTCGTTTGCAACGGCACCGGCGATAACTTCCGACTGGAGAGCGGCGGGAGCAGAGTCGTCGGGTGCGCCGAGCAGTCGCTCCAGGTTGTAAGAGCGGCGCTTGATGAGAGTGCCGAGCTCGTTCTTCAGAACGTCGCCGAAGAAGATCTGAACCGTCTCCGTGGTGCTGGCCTCGGTGACCATCGTCAAGACCGACTTGTCCAGAACGAGAGCGTTCGCCGAGATGCTGCGGATCCTCTTGAAGCCGTTGTTCGCGGTGTTGCTGAACTGCTCGCCAGCCGCGTCGCCACCAACGTAGATCCACTGACCGGGAACCAATTCCAAGGTCGTGAAGTCCAGCGAGGTCGAGGTGATGGTTGCGAAGTCGCCGGAGATGTCAACGTCAAGATCACCTGCTGCACCCTGAACGCCAACGCGAATGATCTCGGCACCGGCTGGAGGGCTGGCCTCTGACGTCAGGCCACTGACCGAGACGGTGCTGGCACCGGATGCGGTGACGACCGAAGCGCCGTTGTTCTGCGAGTTGCTGAAGCCGACGCCGAACACGATGTCACCGACGTTGAAGTCGGTTCCCGTGCCGCTGACGGTGTAGCTCGCGCCGGAGACCGAGGTGACGGTGTCTCGCTCCTTGCGGCGAATGTCGGCGAACATGACGCCCTGGAGCAGATCCTGAAGGTTGTAGAAGGTAACGTCGTGATTGAAGCCGCCAGCGGCGTTCAGGTCGGTGACGATACCCTTCTGTCGCTGCCGACTCGGATTGATCGGGTTCGGTGCGACCGTGACCAGTTCCCCGCCGAAGTCGTTGTAGCTGTTCGGCCCCAAGCGGGTCCAAGCGATGTCGCCAGTGCTGCCCGGAACGACGGTTCCATCTCGGCGGGTCTCGCCGATCAGCAAGCCAAGTTCAGCCTCTTCCGCGTAGGCGAGACCTGTGATATTAGAGTCAATCTTGTTGACCTGGACCATGAGGGCCTCCTATTTGATCTCGTCGTACTGGAAGTCTATCAGAACGTTAGTCTGGAAGAACTTCCCGTCACGACCAATTTCGTTGAGCCTTACATCGCGGAACCAAACTCCCCCTGGAGTAGATGAACCTTCGAACGCGTCGGCCGCTACCTTACCCAAAACATAGGAGTCTTGCAAGCCATTTCCGATGGGAGTAAAAACCTGTATCGTCAACAGCCCCAGACGCCTGAATGTCCTGGTTCCTGTGGCTCCAGCCAGAGTGGCCTGGAAACCGGCAGCGTGCCTAAGAGTGACGACTGCGTAGGGATCGTCGTCGTCGGGTCGCTGCTTCTTCACATCTTCGTAAATCGCCTCATAGCCGGTCGCATCCCACGCCGACTTGAAGACCGCAAGTATCTCATCCCGAGCTTCTGCGAAAGTTAGACTCATCTTCTCACCCCTACGAATGCAAGAAGAGTCACGTCAGCAGGACGAAGAACCTGCAAACCTATGATGCCCCACCTTTGAGATCTGTCGACGACCTCGGTGTAGAGACGGAGATCATTCTCCGCTTGGGCTGTGATGATTACCTGCTCGCTCATTGTGAGCAGATCTTGAAACTCTGTTCCCTCACCGAGAGCAGTAAGACCGAACTGTCGAACTGTGTTCGGCGGAACGAAGACGCCAAATAGATCAAGATTTCCTTCGCCACCAGCGGCGGGTCCGTTCCAAGGTTTTGTCGGATCAGCCGGATCTTCGTTCAGTCTCACAAATTGAATAGACCGACCGTTCTTCTCGATCAGTCGATTTGCTGTAGCGGCGAGGCGAACGTAGTCAACCATCAGCGAATAGTCCTCCCTCCCGAGAGAACGAAGTCTCGCAGCAGATTGTCAGCAGCCGGATATGGCTTGATTCTCTGGCTGAGGGCTGAACCCTCCTCGTAGACTGTTCTCTCCTCGATCGGACCGACCTTTTCCATGATTTCGTTGACCGTGCGACCACTGTCGTCAATGTCAGGGTCACGATACAATTGAGCAGCGACGGCGCGAACCGCGTACTCTGCGGTCGCTTCTTTGAGCTTCAGTGGAATGCCAAGAACTCGCCTACCTGAAGGATCAAACAGGCCGGAGCGAGGGAACTCCATGGGCTGAGAACCTTCGTCCCTGCCCCCTTGGAACCCTGTGACAGCGGCGAATGTGTCGAACCCCGTGCCCAAGGAGAGTGGGGTGTCATTGAAAGACTCGCCTTGGAACGGCGAAGAGAGCAAGATCACCTCGGGTGAGTTGGACTCAATCTTCGCGACATAGTCGGCATCAGCATTGATCGCGTCAACGATGTTCTGAGCGGTCTCGGCAGCATCGGCACCGAGCTCAATCTCGTTGTCGTTGAAAGAGTCTAGAGCGGTGACGAGCGTGTAGGTAGTGCTGGAAAGCGTGACGGTGGTCGTCGAGCCAGCCGCAGGATTGCCGGTGATCGTGATGCGAGCGAGAGATACCCGGCCTTCCAACTTCACCTGACGTGAGCCCTTCATGACTCCGCCCCAGCGAGTGTCAACGTACTGAGAAGCTGCGATGCAGGCCGCTTCCTGAACGGGCTGAGTTCTCGTGCTCCAGGTGTTTTCAGTTTCACGACCAAGAGCCGTGAGGTAGTTCGTAACGAAGGCTGCGGTGACGTAGCTGTTCGCGCCGCGAATGCCGGTGCCGGTCTCAAGAACGAGGGTCATACTGTTCTCCTAAACTGGCGAGGAAGCTGGTTGAGGTAAGCCTTCACAGGAGCAACGAGGCTGACGTTTGACAGAGCAACCTGAGCGGGTCCTGGGACTCTACCGTTCACCGAACCGAAGGGCTGTCCTACGCCGCCAAGATCTGTTCCAGCCCACTGGGTGAAGACGCCACCTGTCTCGCCGTAGGCGACCTGCTGACCATTGATCCACATCGCTGCTGCGCCAATATTCGGCGATATTGAAGCGACGAGATTCAGTCTTTGATTGGTGTTGTCACCGACGAAGTCGTAAGTGATGTCAACGCCCGTGACCCCCGCTGCGGTATCCCCGGCAACCAGACCCAGAGTAGATCCGTTGAGGTAAATGGCGATACCAGTTGTCGCTCCTCCCATTTCAAGAATGATGCCAACCGGAAGTCCAGTCATCACGAATGAGGTGGAGAATGTGATAGGGGAAGTTCTGTCAACGAACTTGTTAGTGGTCGTGAACTGACCGGAAAGGCCAAGATCGTGAGTTGCGAAGAGACCGTGGGAAGGGTCCAGCAGACTTTTGCGTCGCTCGCGCGCGTGGAACAGAGCGGCCTGTCTAGCCGCTCCGCCCGTTGAACCGCGTCTGCTGAGAAGCTGACCCATGTGGATTCCTTACTTGTTGATCACCGAGCCGCGCTGCACGGGCATACGCGGAGCGGGACGGGTGGCACCGGGCTTCGGCTTGCGCTGGCTCATGGCTTTGTCGAGCGCCGAGGCTCCCGCCAGAGCCTTCGCCACGTCGCCGGGGTTCGTACCACCCATAATGAAGGCCGTGGCCGCTGCGGCGCGTTTCTCGCGAGCTTCGACCTGAGCGTCCAGATACTGGCGAATGACCTCGCTGGTGCTCTTCTTGCCGTGACCGGGATACCTCCGGCTGAGGATGCGTTCCGCGATCTGCTGACGCTCGGACCAGAGCTTCAGTTCGCCCTTGATGCGCTCCTGCATCTGAACGAGCTCGTTGAACTTGTCGCCAGCCTGAATGATGTAGAGTTGAAGCATGTCGGGATCGGTGATGATCTCGTCCTGCGTCATGGTGAGAGTGTCGACGAAGTCGTCCTCGTCGTCATCCAGCAGAAACTCCAGTTCGTCGTCATCTTCGACGACATCCGGTGTCTCGGTCACTTCTTGCGACCCTTCCCCTTGTACGTCCCCTTCTTGGGCATCTTCATCCTCCGGGAGTTGACCCGCCGTTTCGCGGGAGAAGTGAGGCGCAGCGTCGATGATGTCCTGTCGCTTGATGTCGGAGCCGAGAAGCTTCTCGACCGCGTCCACGCGAGGAGCACCGTCCGTTGTCCACTGATCGTCGTCGAGCGGGTCAAGCTGCGCGAGAGCCGTTACGATTTGTTCCTTGTCTGACATGACCTTCCTTTCTTAGAAATTGGCGATAGATCCGCCAGAGTAAGCTGTGGTGGTGCCCTTGATGATCTTCAGGTCTCTCAGGAAGACTTGACCACCGTTGGCCTCCACCGCGAAGTTATCAACCGAGCCGTTGCTGGCGTCTGCCGTTGATCTCTCTATCCACATCGAAGACGCGTTAGAAGACTTGAACGCTGTTGATCCGTCGTCTACGTCTTCCGCTACCACGTTACAATCAAAGAACCAGGACAGGGTGTCCTGGATGCAGTGAACGGTATTACCGATCTCTCCTTTTGCAAAGTCGCAGCCGATGCAGATTGAAGTTACGTCGTCGTGAGTGGTGAAGCAGTTTGAAGAAGAGTCGGCGTCGGAACCGTTCCAATATCCTTGGCAGTTGGCGAGAAGAACCTGAGTTGGGTTCGTTGCTGCATTCCTGTGGAAGTTCCAGCCGTCCTTGTGGCCGAGTGATGCCTCACACTCGAAGAACGCCAATATTCCGCCAGTCCCCTGTATGGTGAGAGTGTCCTGGGGAGAGCTCCCCTTGTTCGCCGAGGCAGGTGCCATGAAGCGACAGTTCACTCCGACCACGTTTCGGGACGTATCGGTCGTGTTCAAGTTTACGCAGCCGGAACCACCACCCCAGATCTCAAAGTTCTCCAGGAAAATGTCAACGGCGTTGGACCAGTTTGTCATGGTGTTGAAGTTCCGAAGAACTCGCAGCCGGTTCGTTGGATCTCGGCCAATATTCACGTAGACGATGTCGCCAGCATTGTCGAAGTAGAAAGAATCGTTCGTTTCATTGCACTCAGCGATGGAGGCAACTTCCTCAAGATCAATCGGCAAGCCATAGTCAAAAGTTCTTGACATATCAAGGACGCGCTTGACGGCACTGATCGAAGACTGATAGGTTGTACCACTCTGCAAGGCCCAAGAGACGTTGGACTCGTGGGGTCCGGACATGTAGACCGCTCGGGGGTTGCTGCCAACTCCGCGAATTGCCATGTTCTGGGAGGGCTGGACGTTTCCATTCTGGGAAAGAGACGACTCGTTGTAGAGCTCGTCCGTATCCAGGAAAATCTGGTATGGAGCCGCTGTGGCATTCCCGGCTGTGATGGCCGCGTGAATGGTTCTCAGGGCGTTGTCAAAGTCGGCCCCGGAGTTGCTGTCGCTGCCAGTCTCGCCCTTTACGAAGAACGAGGCTCCGGTGAAGATGTTTGCGTCTACGATCGCCTGAGGAGTGACGTTCGCAGAGTACAGACCGTTAGAGATTGTGAAGGTGCCGTTGATGGTCGTGGTGTTCCACAGAAGACCAGCGGGGAACGTGGTGCTCCCGGCAGGAATTGAGGAAACCGCCTCCTCGAACGTGAAGTCCTCTCCGACCATGTAGGTCTGGAAGACCTCTTGGGCTGTGATAAGTTTCTGATCGGCCACATCCTCCAGGAAGTCCAGGAAGATCTTAGAGTGGCGGAGCCGTTCGAAGGCTCTGCGTCTAACGTAACGTGGCCGATCAGACATTTGCTTTACCTTACGATTCGCGAGTCACGAGGCGAGCGAACTTGATCTGCTTCCGCTCGGGGTACACGCGATCCCAGGAGGTTGCGATGTTCAGGTTGTTCGCCGTCGCGGCGTTGGAAGGCCCACCGTTCGCAGCCGTGCCGGTGTAGGCGTGCCCGACGGGGTGGATCGACCACTCGGTGCGAGAGTGCAGGGTCTCGGAGCCGCCGCCGTTGCCGGAGCTCGCCTGACGCTCGACCTCGGTCGGGACCTTCGGGTCGCTGACACCAAGCTGAGCCGAACCGCCCGCGAACAACCACGTCTCGAACACGCCAGCCGCGCCAGCCGAACCGTCGCCGCGAACTGCGCTGGTCCCGTTGGGCATACCGTCGTCCACGATCACCTCCGCGCCGAGGAACGTCGGGATCTGCACCTCGCCCCGAGCGTCGGGGATGAAGTCGATCAGGTTGTTCTTCTGCATACGGTTGTAGACGATCGAGTGAACCATGATGGCGCTGAGATCCTCCATGGAGTCTCCCATCGTCACCTTGGCGTCAAGGTAGGCTTCGGCCGAGAAGTTGGTCACACCGTCCGTGAAGGAAGCACCGGCGACGTCCTGGGCGTAGTCGCCAGAGTCGTTGACGGCGTTGTCCTTGCTGACACCCTGCCAAGTCGCGATGAAAGCGGCCTGGAGGCGGCGAGTCCAGTAGAACGCGACGCGGTCAGCGATGGCGTTCATGGGGTCTTCGCCTGCGAGAGCAGCGGCGAGGTCCGAGGAGTTCCAGGAGTTGTTCCGGCTCAGACGAACCGCGACTTCGGTATCGGTCTCGATTTTCAGAGGAACGCTGTCGTTGCCGATAACCGAGTTCAGGCCGGTGATGTCACCCGCGCCGAACGGAATGGCGTTGGTGAGAGCGATCCGGTCTGCGACGGCGTCGGTCGAGACGTTGTCCTCGTCATTGTCGAGGTCACGGAAGGACGGAATGTTGAAGGTCAGACCGCCGCCAGCCAGGAGTTGATCCATGAGCGGGTTGCGGGCGAGAACACCGGACTGCACCAGACGAGCCTTTTCCTCGGTAAGCTGGCGAATGTACGGCGTGAAGATCTCCGGAACGACGATGTCCGCGATCTGGGTGGAGGGTCCTGCTGCCATGTGATTCTCCTTTCAATGGCATGATGAACGGAAAACCGACTTGGAACCCCTGTTCGCTGCGGTATATCGAATGAAGGATCCCATGATCCTGTAACACGGGAGGCACCATACACAGACTGATGCCTCCACGCAAGAGGTTTTTTGTGCGACTACTTTTTCGCCGCTGGCTTGGTTCCGCCGACCTTCGTGCCTGCGGCCTTCGCCATGCGTTCTGCGACCTCGGAGCCCTGCTCCCGGAAGATCTCAGCCTGCTTGGTCATGTTCCAGTTCTCAGCAGTCCACGGGTTCGGACCCGAGAAACCGCCACCAGCGCCACCGCCCAGAGCGCCACCGCCCTGAGACTCTGGCCACCAGTGGGGGCGAACCTTCTGCATGTCGCGGAGCCAGCCCTCGGGGGTCTGTCCCGCAGTGACGCCAGCGACGTCAGCCTTCGTGATCCACTGTCCGCGCTCGTCTTTCTCGAACATGGAAGCCGCCGCCGATTCAACGTCGGCCATCGCGGTGGGATGGATCTTGCTTCCCAGAGCAACCTTGCGAATGATGTCGTTTCGGTCGCGAGTTTCGATGGAACCCTTCAGGGAGCCATTCTCAGTCGTGAGATTGCCATTGGTTTCGGTCAGTTCGTCGATCTTGCGCTGAAGCGGTGCGGTGCGCTGCTCCAGTCGACCCTCGACAATCTTGTTAATGGCATCGTCGTCGAGCTTGCCGCCAGCGGCGGTCTCCAACTCACCGATGCGATCCAGCTTCGCCAGAGTCTCCGTCGGATCCAACTTGCCCCAAGCCTTGAGAGAGGTCTTGGTCTGACCGTGGTCTTCGCGCTCCTTGCGAAGCGCCTCGCGAACGTCGTCGACGTCTGCTTGGGTCTTCATGCCCGTGACACCTGTCAGGACAATCTTTCCGTCGGATTCCACAGTGAAGAGCTCTTTGAAAACTGATTCTTCACGAAACGCCTCCGGTAGAGAATCCCTATTCTCGTACTGAAGTTCAATTGGCATTATTCATCTCCATCGTTGTCGCCGGACCCTTCCGACTGGTTCCCCGGCGAGCCTTCGCCGGTTTGCTCTGGTGCGCGATCGCCGTTCTCGGCTTTCTTGAACACCGATTCCTCTTCTCCCCGAGCTTGAGCCATCTCTTCCTCGAAAGTCAGCTTCGTCAGACGGCGCTCGAACGCCACCTGATGGAGAGACCTCGCGGATATCGGGAATCCGAGATTACGAGCGGTCTGCATCTCGACCATCGTCTGGCCGGTGAGAGGCAGATCGCCAAATTCCATGTTGGGCTTGACCGACACGTCCTCGGGATTTTCGCCCATCCAACGAGCAGCAATCTTCAGAGAGCGCTCAAGGCCCGCCGCCCCGGTCATCGCGATCTGGTTAAGATCTGCGGTTCGCGCCGCGATGCGAGTGTTCAGCGAGGCACCAGACTCTCGCTCGCGGGACACCGTGTCAAGAGACTGAGCGCCCATGGAACCGGCCCGAGCCCTATCCTCCTTGAGCGCCTCGCGCTGCTCTCCTAGACCTTCAGCGTTGACGCCGACGTACTTGGCGTCTCCGCCCTGCGGAACGTCGATGCGAGCTCCGGCTCCAGTGCGAACTGCCTCGGTCTCATCCTGCGACCCACCAACGATCACCAGAGTGTCTTGGCCCTGCATGAACAGATTCTGGCGGTAGTCGGCCTCACCGCGATAGATCGTCATGCAGAGATTTCCGAGGTCCAGAAGGGGAGGATCGTCCGGCTCGGTAATCAGGTCGCAGGAATTGATGATAGTGAATGGTATCTCGTTGAGTGTCTGACCGCGAAGCGAAGGAGTCATCATCTCGGACTCTGTGAAACCGGTCTGCTCGTCGCGAAATACGCCGACCCGATAGACTCCCTCCGACTCGTTCTCCTGAAAGTCGCCCATCGCCAGAACTCGGTACTTCTCCTCCTGCTCCCACGTAAGATCGCTCTGCCGCTCAAACTCGCTTTCATCGAGAACGACGAGGTTCAAGCGCTGAGGAACGAGCTCCTCCACGTTGCCGTCATCCCAGTTGATGACTCGCTCGGTGACGTAGAGAGCGATGTAGGGGAGATCGCCGCCGGAGCTCGGTAGGTCGACGAGCAGGCCGAGGCGACCCGTGACGAGTTGCTCCTCGTTGATGCGACGCAGAAGCTGCTCCAGAGTCTCTCCCTTTGAGCTCATTATTCCCTCCATCGCTGACGGAAGAGAGATCTCGGGAGGCTGGGAGTGCATCATGCCGATTGCGGTCTGCACGGCTTCGCGAGTGAAGCCAGGAAACCTCGCTCTGGTTCGATAGGCGTCGTAGGCCATGTAACCGGGCGAGTTCGCATTGTCGATACCGTCGGCGATCTGACTGGATGTGTACGGAAGATAGAGCTTACCCTTCTTCTTGACCTGACGCTCTCCCTTGTAGGCATCGCGCATGAGAGTCCAGTCCGGGGCGAACCCCGTGTACTGCGGATGCTTTTCAGAGAGTTTTGAAGTCATCGACTTTGGCTCCAGGTGATGGGATCAGAGCATAAGCCCAAGAGGGCAGCTTGGCAAGGAGAAAGATTCTGTCGCATTAGCGCACCTCGCACAAGATTCTCTGCGTTGCAGAGTCCTGGCTCCCGTTGTTCAGTACGACCCTGAAGTGGTGCTTCGCCCCGACCTCCAGAGCTTGAGTGTCTGCCGTGTCCATGGTCACCTGGACCACGCCATTCGCAGCGTCGGTGATCGCCGCGCTGAGTCCCGTGAAGGTGGCGTCGGCGATGGACACGGTGTATGTCGACAGATCGAGAGGCGTCCCGTTGTCGCGGTAGGTAAGCTGAAGCAGCAGGTCTGAGAATTTTGTGATTACGACTACTGACATGTTCTCTCCTATGCGACAACCCACGTCTCGACGCCAGCGGAGTCAATGACTCGTTTGCGAAGAATGCCGTTGGCGTCCTCTCTTATCTCTATGGCGATTGCAGTCGGCGTGATACCAAGCGAAAGTGTCTCGTCGTCTTGGGTCACGATACCAGTTGTCGTGGTGCCATTTTGACTTCGTATCGACGGAACGAGAGTAGGTGTCCCATTCTGAACGACAACAGTGATCGGAACGTCGGCCACGACGATACCGGGGTTTAGCTGACCTACGAGAGTGACGGCCGACGTCTCGTTTGCGACCAATCCGGCGGCTGGGTGATTCTGATCGTCTTGAGAAGCCACGGTGACGCCACTCCTGGTCAAAGGGACCGTATATTCGAGATCTAACTGCTGAGTAGCGCTGTTCCAGGAGAAGACTTGAGCGGTTCCCTCGTAGGGGCTAGCGATCGCTACCCCTGAATCGCCGCCGTCGCCAGTATCATCAATAGTTAGAGGTTGAGCAACGATCTGCGACATTGCCGAGGTCGGCATGAGGGGAGAAGCCTCCAAACCCGCTGAATCTGCTCCAGAGTAGGCGGACACCAGACCGATCGCCTTGACCCGAGTTGCCCCGTTGGGCTCGTAGTCACTGTCACTCGCTCCAGTACCGACACCGATAGCAGCGTCAAAGTCAACTGGCGATCCTGGTGATACACCCGTCCCCAGAGTAGAGTTAATTCTACCCTCGGCACCATCGCGAACCCAGAAGTCGACCTGCGTGTTGTTGAACGGCGCGGATATGAAGCCAGATCTCGGCCAAGTTATTCCGTCGTTAGTGAGAGGCATGATGAGACGACTGTCGTAGAAGCGACCCTCAGGCTGGAGGTCCATATTCGCATTATGGCACGCCATGACAGGATTTGTCGCCTCGATGATGTACTCCGTATTTCCGTCAGTGTAGAGCCTGCGATACTCCCACGGCGTCAAGGAGATGTTCTCCTGACCCTGTACCGTCACTCCGGTGCCGAAAGCGAGACGAACGGTGTTGTCTAGAGGGCCATTAACGATGTGAACCCAACCTTGGTTCCCGCCTGTCCCGCCCGGATTGTAGAAGTTACAGTTTCTGAAACCGAAGAAGAACGTAAAGTTGAACGACAAGCCATACGACAACAGAGGCATCGGGCTCTCGTCTGATCCATCCACACATTCTGAAAATCCGTAGAAGCCTGCGGAGGCTGTGATGATAGCTCCGTTTGAGAGTCCGGTAAAACAGATTGTCTCGCCGAACGACATGAACTCTCGGTAGAGAACGGTTCCGGAGTTGAAGTCGGCTCCATTCGCGTAAACTTCAACCACGTTGCCGGGACCAAGAGAAACGCCCTGCACCTTGCCGCTGGTCGTATAACCGACGGCGAGAACCGTCAGACCGGGCTGACCCGCTTGGGCGAGAAGAAGCTGCTGAAGCCCAAGAGTGGAGCCTGCGGCGATCGCCTGGACTTCCGAAGAACTGAGACCGCCGGACGGATCGACCCACTGAGTGTTGTAGTCCGTGCCGTCGATCTTCTCCAGCACCTGACCGGCGGTCCCACCAGTCGGCACTCCCTGACCGTCAGCGCCAGCCGGACCCGTGGCACCAGTCGCGCCGGTCGCGCCATCGGCACCGGGCAAGCCCTGCGGACCCTGAGCGCCATCGGCACCAGCGGGACCTGTCGCGCCAGTCGCCCCAGTGTCACCTCGTGGGATGGTGAAGTCAAAGACAGCCGCGTTCGCCGTACCGCTGTTCGAGACGCTGGCATTCGTTCCCTCAGCCCCGGTTGTCGTGGTCCCAACCGCGATCGTTGCCGCCGCGCCGTCAGCGCCAGCCGGACCCGTGGCTCCATCGTTCCCCGGCAGACC